ACGAAAGAAGCTCCATGTTTCTCATCAAAGTATTGAAAGTGTATTTCTTTTACTATGCGTCTTAAATATCTATGCTCTTCTGGTTTGAGGTTGTTTATAAAGCTCATGCGAATCTCCTATAGAGTGCCGTCTTTTTTGCTATTTGCTTTGGTTGAGAAGAAAATTGTTTCCCTTTCTTCTTTGCTTTTCTTTTCTCTGCTGTGGTTCGTGCGTACTCTTCTGCTGACAAAGCTTGTATTGCTTTCTTTGGTAGATACCTTTCCCCAGTCTCTGAAGACTTCTTGCCACTTTTGGTTTGCCAATCTTGTTCTCCCCAAGCTTTCAAACTTCTTTGTGACTTCTTCATTTAATTAGTTTCCACAAAGGTTCTTTTGTTGCTTTAATTACTTTTGTTTTTGCTTTTTCCCTTTGATAAGTTCTTATAAATTTTCTACCAAGATTGATTGGGAATGAAGCCACATCTAAAACACCAGCTGGAAAATTATCGAGCTGGGTCTTTGTCTTATTTGCCATTGTGGTGAATGGGAATAATTTGATGTCCTTTGCTTGCTTCTGTCTTTTTTTATACAGAGAATAAGCTTCATCTATCTTCTTATCTCGTTCTTTATTTTTGACTCTAAACATTAGGTATATCCACCACCTTTTGCCTTATACTGCTTTGCTAACAACTGTGCCTTTCGAGCAGACCACTTGCCAGCGGCAGTGCCTTGAACATTCGCCGCTTTGATTTTATTGAACAAGGCTTTACGCATTCTTGGTCGTGTATAGTTACCAGCCGCGTTTACTGCCATTACTTCTTCTCCCTATCGTATAATGCTGTACGTTTCTTCTTTTTAGACTTCAGTATTTTATCTTGAAGAAATTTTGGAAGTGTCTTTTGTTTTGGTGTAAGTGTTCCTGGCATTATTTTTTCTTCTTCATGTTAAGGTAAGCTCGAAGAGTTTTCTTCTTTATCTTCCCAGCTTTAAATGCTTTGTTAACTTCATCCTGTGTAACGGCGGCATAAGACTTACCTTTATAAGTAAACTTAGCTTTGCCTTCTTGTCTAGCTCTTCTAAAAGCTTCCTTGAATGTTTTAGGCTCGGACTTAATTTGAGTTTTCTTTTGTTCATCAGACATCGCTGTTGTGTTTTTACGTCTA